CTCGTAGCAGAGCCCGCCGCGAGCCACATGCTGGCGCATCGGTATCCCGAAGGCGTCGAGCGGCTTCGGCGTCGGGTGGTCGGGGCGCTCATCCTTGGCGAAGGACGGCATCTCCCAGGTCGAGGGCAGCGTCTCCTCGGCGACCTTCGGCGGCCGGTTCGGGCGGCGCCAGCCCATGAAGCAGGGCTCGTGCTTCCAAAGGTAATGGGACCGGGTGAGCACGCCGCGGTCCTTCACCCAGATGATCTGCTGATGGACGAAGGCGCCGGCCTTCTCCCAGCAGGCCTCCAGCATCGCTTGGCGGCGGGACGCGTGCCAGCAATACCAGGCGGCGTCCTCGGTGATCGCCTCGGCCACTGCTGCGGCTATGAAGCCGTCGTAGAGCTCCGCGCCCTGCGAACTGTCGTCCCAGGTCACGCCGTAGGACTGGCTCCAGTCCTTGTTCCGCGTCGGGTGGTTCGAGCCGTCGTAGTCGACCAGATAGGGCGGGTCGGTGGCGAACAGGACCGCACGCTCGCCGTTCATCAGACGGCGTACATCCTGATGGTTCGTGCTGTCGCCGCAGAGCAGCCGGTGATCGCCGAGGATCCATAGATCGCCTTTGCGCGAGGCCGGATTGCGCGGCGGCTCGGGGATGGTCACGGGCGGAACCGAGCCGCCAGCCCCGCCGTCTTCATCGTCTGCGTCCGGGTCGAGGGCGAGGAGCTTGTCGAGTTCGCCGTCGGAGAATCCGACCAGTGATAGATCGAAGTCCTCGGCCAGCAGTCCCTGCAGCTCGGCCGACAGCAGCGCCTCGTCCCAGGTCCCGAGTTCGGTCAGCTTGTTGTCCGCGATCCGGTACGCCCGGCGCTGCGACTCGGTCAGATGACCGAGCACGATCACCGGTGCCTCGGTCAACCCGAGCTGCGTGGCAGCCAGAACGCGACCGTGGCCCGCGATAAGCTCCCCGTCCTCGGCCACGAGGCAGGGCACGGTCCAGCCAAACTCGGCCATGCTGGCGGCGATCTTGGCGACCTGCTCCGTGCCGTGCACCTTCGCGTTCTTGGCGTAGGGCTGGAGGCGCGAAAGCGGCCAGGTCTCGATCCGCTCGGGGGCGAAGCTCAGCGTCATGTGTCGGATGGGTCCGTGGATCGAAGTGGACACCTGTGGTCCTGGACTCCGGATGCCGCGCTGGACTCCGTGAGGGGTCCAGCGGGCGCGACGGGCGTCCGGCCATCAGGCGCGTGTTCGTTGGTGGTTTCTCGGGATCTGCATGGATCCGGATGCCGGGTGGCTTCCCAAAAATCCGGCCCTGTCGCTGGCGATCCATCGCGCTTCGCCCGCCAGCATACGATTTCCGCCAGGAAGGACCCGCGAACACGTATGCTCGGGCGATGTTGGCGTGAGCGGGCATCGATCCGTAACGAAAGGATCAGTGCGGATCCTTTACTTGGATCGGTTCCAGCGAAAGGATCCGTGCGCTCGTGATCGCGACGCGCGCCTCTCCCGAGGATAGCCAGAATCTACCCAAGAACTGGGGTTTTCGTCTCTTCGAAAAGTGTCCGGCGGACACTTTCCGCTTCGCTTCGCGAGCTTGCGATCATTCGCCGAGGAGCGCTCGCAGATCTTTCATCAGCAGGAAGAGATGATAGGGGTCGGTCGGACTTGGCTCGAAGTCGAACTGCTCGTACCAGGCGCGCGCTTCATCGTCCTTGGCATGAACGAGAAGCGCTCGGATACCTGCTATTTCGGCAGCTTGAGCCGTGCGCAGCAGTGCATCCTTGAGCAACGCTTTGCCCAGCCCCTTTCCCTGCTCGGCTCGGTCGATGGCAAGCCGCGCGAGGAGCATTACCGGGATCGGATGACGGGCAAGCCCTTTGCCGACACGACCGGGAGCGTCGGCATGTTCAACGGCGCCGACCGTGAGGCTGTAATAGCCCGCGACACGCTGCTCCCCGCGGCACACGACATAGGTCTGAGCGCTGCCCGCTTTCTGGTTGACCAGAGCGTGGCGTTGCAGGAATCGATCCAGAGGTTCCTTGCCGCAATCAAACGCGTCGACCTCGTGGGAGGCATCGAGCTTTTGGACGGCAGAGAACGATTGGTTCCCCGCCGTCACTCAAGCACGCTCTTCTCGGCGAGCAGTCTGGCGAGGCGCGGCTTGCTCTGGACGGGGCGGTCGAGGACATCCTGGAAGGCTTGCCACTGGGCGTCATCCAGCCGGAACATGCGCCGATCGATGAGCGCTTCCTCGGCGGCATGAATGCCCGCCTCGAGCAGGAACTCCGTCACGTTCTTGTGCGAAAACGTGGCTGCACGCTGCAGCAGCGCCTTCATGGTCGGCGTGGTGCGCACCTCGATACGTTCGGACTTGGCTTCGGCTACGGGCATGGCTGATCTCCTGTCCCAATTTCTGTATCATACGGACAACGTACGGACAAGAAGTTAATTGGGGTGACTGGCCGGGTCCTCGCAAGCCCCTTTGACCATTTCAATCACGTAGCGGCGCGACCGGAGCCGGGGGACTTTGCGCTGGTTAAGCCGCCATGCGATCACGCAGAGCGCGTAGAGCCAGTGCTCGTGAGCCGCCGACCGCTGCAATCCGACGGTCCAGCAGATGGTTTTCCAGCGCTCGCCGTAGGCGCGCAGCCAGACGATCTTGCCGTCGATCGGATCGAGCCCCACCGTCCAGCTGAGCGTCTCCTCCATCCGGCTGATCGCGGCGGGTGACGGGATGACGCGCATCGGCTTCGGCTCCTGTCCGACCTTGTCGGCGAAGCTGTGGATGACCTCCGGCCAGACGCTGAAATATCCCTGCCGCCGAGGTTCGGGCAGGCGCTTGAGCACGAAGGCCGCTTCCGCGAGACGTTCCTCGACGAGGCTCGGTGTCCACTTCACAGCACGCCTCCTCGGGTCTCCAAGGCCCAGAGCAGGATCGCGATCGCGTCGGCCTCGTTGTCGTCGGCGGGTTGGAACCCGCGCCGGCGTATCGCGGCGAGCACGGCATCCTTGCCGGCATTGCCCTTGCCCGTTGCGAAGCGCTTGATAGTGCCGACGGGGACGCCCTGATAGGCGACGCCCTCACGCTCGCACCAAGCGGTCAACGTCGCCAGGAAACCGCCGTAGATGTGGGCGGCGTCAGTGCCGATATGGCGCCGGACCTCCTCGAAATAGATCGCGGCCAACCCACCGCTGTCGTCGGCCAGTTGTTCGAGCCAGTGCTGGAAGCGCAGGTAGCGCATGCCGCCGCCGTCGTAGCGGCCTGAGCGGAAGCTGGCGGTTCCGCTGTGCACGATCCCGCCCGCCAGGCTCGCCCAGCCCGTGGTGGTGCCGAGATCCAGGGCGAGAATGGCGCTGCCTGCGGATGTCGAGATGACCGGGGCCGGATGGGGCGCGCTCTTGGGGAGGGGTGACGGGCACTGGCTCATGGTGGTGGGTCCTTCTCGTCTGATGTCGGTGAGGGGATGGACGACACGGCGACCGCGCGCGCGAAGCCCCTGGGGGTGGGAGTGGGAGAACCCGCTTGGCGCGGTTCTCCCCCACCCCCGAAGGGGGTGGCTTTCACCCCCACAACTTCGAGAGCGCATCAACGCGTTGAATCTTTTGGAGAAATCGAAGTTGGGACGGCCTATTGTGTGGGTCGCGTTCCCAACTTGAATCTGCGAAAGGCCGCGCAGCGGAGCGCGCGGGAGCCAAGGTAGTTGGGACGAGCTTTCCCAACTTGAATGTGCGCGGGACGGCTGGGCGGTGCGCGGTGGCGCGAAAAGCAGCGAAAGTAGTTGGGAAGCTGGCCGCCCAGCTCGCCGCAACTTGCCACAACTTGATTCTGCGTAAGCCCGCGTAATCGGGATGAGCTGGCGCATCACGAGGTCTCCTCCGTCTGATAGACCCAGACCAGAGGGTTCTCGACCGGCAGCGCCGCGCCGCTCTGCGGGCACTTGTAGGTGCTGGGAAGGACCTGGATCCGGACGGGCACGACCTCGCCGGTGTCGGGGTCTGCCGTCTCTTCTCCGGTCGGGAACGTCATGCCCTCGACGCAGAGATAGCCGAACTTCGAGCGCGATGTTGGCAGACCGAACGGCGCGCCATCGCGAACGAACTTGATGAAACCCTTTGTGGCCAGCACGCTGATCCGTTCGCGGATCGTGTCCTTGCCGCCGAGCCCGGCCTGGTTCTCGAAGCTCTCGGCGAATTGCAGCGCGGTATAGAGCCGGCCGGCCTCGGCCTCATCGAAGAGCAGTTGAAGGATCACGTCGTGTTTGCGTGCGCGCTCGGCGTCGAGCTTCTGGCCGAACTCGCGACGCACGAGCCTTGTCTCCGAGCGGTCGATGGCGATCCAGCGTCCGTCCGCCTTGTCGACGATCATCGGCTCGATGCCGGGGCCGTTGCGGAGCTCGAAATGCAGCATCCGCTCCGGTCGGTCCTCGTCGGGCCGGTGCATGATAACGCCGGAGGTGTAGAAGCTGCGGAGGCTGCCTGCGCCCGAGAGCGCCATGAACGGGTCCTCGACGAGCTGCTTCTTGGTGATCTTGCGGGTGTGGTGGCAGAGGATCAGGCCGGCATCCGGGGCTACGGCGTCCCGCAGCGCTTCGACCCGCTCCTGCAGGAAGAAGAGCATTGCGGTGTTGTCGTTCTCCCCGCCGCCGTCCGGGCCGCCATCGAAAAGATTGCGGATCGGGTCGATGACGATGATGTCGGGCGGCGCATCGGGGAATGCGGCCCGGATCGCCTCGGCCACACGGGCGACACCCTCCGTATCGAGCAGCAGTTTCAGCTTCGGGGTGGCGATGAAGGTGTCGCGCGCCGCGGCGATCACGGTGGCGGGCAGCGCGATCTGCTGCATGCGCTCTCGCAGGTAGTGATACTGGATTTCCGCCTGCAGGTAGAACACGCGCAGCGGCCGGGGCGGCGTGAAGCCGAGGAACGGCACGCCAGCGGCCATATGCACGAGCCAGGAGATCAGGAAGTCGCTCTTGCCGACCTTGGGCGCACCGCCCAGCACCAGGAGCCCGCCCGGCGTCAGCACGCGCGGGCCGATGATGTCCTCTGGCATCGGACTGGTGTCGTCGAGGAGCGCGCCGAGGCTGAAGGTCGGCAGCGGGCTGGCCGACGCACCCGCGTGGGCTGTGCGCAGGAGCGGCGGGCCGTTGCGCTTCACATGCAGCGCCCAGAGGCGTTCGGACTCGGCCTGCAGCCGATCGAGTGGCCAGGACGGGCGCAGCATGGCGGCGTTGTAGCCGCAGATCGCCTCCCACCCCGCGAACGGGTCGAGGCGGCCCTCGTGCACAAGGCGCACGTAATGGCCGATGGCGGCGCTGGCCCCCTGGAACCGCGACCAGTCATCGACAGCACCCTCACGCACCGGCGTGGTGAGCACCGCGTCGATGCCGGGCTTTGCGGTCGGCACGGCAACGTCGCTAGCGAAGCCCACGCCGGGCAGCGGCGGCATCTCCGCGACCCGTTCGGCGAAGTCCGCAAGGTCCACCTCGACCGCACGATGCTCCCGGATCTGCACGAGGCGTTGATGGCCGTGCTTGTGGTAGACCGTGCCCGGCACCCGGATGGGCTGGTGCGCCGAGCGGAAATGCGTGTCGCCGCCGACCTTCACGGCGATCTCGCCCCGCAGGCGGCAGAGGGTGGCGAGGTCGTCGCCTTCGGCCGGTTCGGTCAGTTTCCACCAGACATGGAGCTTGGCCGCACCCTCGGGCGTACGCCCGCCGCTTTCGATGATCAGCGTGGGCGCGCCGAGGTGGCGGGCGACATGATCGAGCTTGGCCGGGATGTCGCCCGCGTCGAGATCGACGACGATGGCCTGCATCTGCAGCACGTCGGCCGCGCGGGCCCGGCCCTGTTCCTCGACCGTGCCGGGGATGACATAGACGGCCGCGCCCTCGCGGTTCGCCCATGCGGCGAAGGTCGCGAGTTTCCCCGGCGCGGTGTCGTCGGCCGGGATCCAGATGTTGTGCGGCTTGCCGTCCCGGCCTTGACCCTTGTCGACGAAACCGCGGAGCGGGATCAGCCCCTCGCACCAGCTGAACACGGTGTCGAGGAAGGCGGCGATCTGCTCTGGATCGGGGTCGCAGCCGAAGGGGTTCTCGGACGGCGGCTCGTCGTTGAAGTCCATCCACGGGTTGAAGTGCAGGATGCCGTCGTCGCTCATGCCGGCAGCCTCCAGCAGCGCTCGGACCACGGGCAGAAGCGGCATTCGAAGAAGTCGGGCGTAGTGGCGGCGCGCGGTAGCAACTCGCCCGCATCGGTCGCCTGCAGAATCCGCACGCCCCGATCCGACATGCGCTGCGCGAGATCGGCGTCGAAGGGGACCAGTTCGTGGTGGAGCTCGGCGGTATCCTTGTTGATCGCGGTGAAGAGCGCGGGCGCGGCCGAGATGCCGGGGGGCGTCCCTTCCATGTAGGCCTGATAGAGCGCAATCTGGGCGGCGTAGACCGGCTTGGATTTCGTCACGCCGTCCTTGACGCAGGCCCGCCAGTTCTTCGCGTTCATCGTCTTGCATTCCCAGAGCGCGGGAACGGCGAGACCGAAACCCTCGGGCCCAGCGGCGATGATGCCGTCGACATGACCGCGGATGCGCCCGCCCGCGACCGCGAAGCCGAACTGGCCGCCATCGGGCCGGTTGCCCTTGCGGGTGTAGAGATCGAACCCGGCGCCGCGCAGCCAGGCCACCGCCAGATCCTCGAGCGCGTGGCCGATGGCGAAGATGCGCAGCGACTGGCCGCTGAAGTCCTGGCCCTCGTCCTTTGGCGTCGCCGTGAACTCGAACTGCAGAGCCCGCTCGCAGGCATGGCCGAGGCGCGAGCCGCCCAGATAGTCGCGGGGCGACCGCATGGCCTGATCGGCGGTGAGCGCCCGATCGACAGCGGCGTTCACCCGATTGGCGAAGCTGGGGCGGCGGTTATAGTCCAGCATGCTGGCCCCCCTCGTAGCTGCGGTGGGCGAGCCCGTGGCAGGTCGAGCAGAGCCATTCGACCGCGAGCGGATCGGAATAGTCGTGATGATGCGCTTCGAGATCGGTCACGCAGCCGCAGCGCTGACACCAGACCGGCACGATGATCCGGCACGCCTTGACGGCGCTCCTGACGATGCTGTGCGCCTTGTTCTTTTCAGCGTGGCGCAGCCGATAGCGGCGCTGCGCCTCCCGATGCCTTTCCGCATCGCGGAAGCTCTGCGCATAGGCCCGCTGATATTCCCGGCGGCAATCCCGGCACCAAGCCTGTAGGCCATCGGGGCTCCGGCGCCGCACGCCAAACTCCACCGTCGGCTTCTCTTCGTTGCATTTGCTGCACGTTTTCATCAAAACGGCACCTCCGGCGTCTGCGCCCTTGCGATGTCGGACATGGCGTCCTGGAAGCCGCCGACGGCGACCTCGATGAGCGTGAGCACCTGCGCCTCCGTGAGGTCGGAGAAGCGCGTCTGCCAGCCGATCTCCTCCATGATCTCGGCGACCGGCTTCATGGCGGCGCGGATCGCCGCCTTCTCCTGTTCGGTGAGATCAACCATGGCCCAGCGCTCCCGCGCCAAGCGCGTCCAGAAGCCTTGGCAGGCCATCGAGCAGAACCAGACCGAGGGGCGCGGTTGCTTCGAGCGCACCGGGTCGAACCAGCCAAAGCCACGGGTGGGTCGCCGGCAGACAGCACAGAGCGTTCCACGCGGATGCCAGAGCCGCCGCCGGTCCTCGGCCGTGGTGGGGGTAGGACAGGCCATGGCTCATGCCGCCCTCCCGATGGCTGCTTGGGGCGCGGCATCGGCCGCCCCGAAGACGAGGGAGCGGATGGCGTCGCGGTTGAAACGGAAGGCCAGCAGCGCCGATGCCTGGTAGCGGGTGAGCCCGAAATCCTGCCGGTACTCCGACGGCAGGAAGGCAAGTTGGCGGTCGGTGGGCGGCTGGTTCAACCAGCGGCGCGTCTTGTGGGCGCTCTCGTCGCTCTCATGCTCATTGAGCCAGTCATCAGCCGCCGCCAGGCAGACAGTGCGCTCGCCCACTGCCAGCAGATGCGGCCGCTGCTTCTGCAGCCCGCCGACGCCGTACCAGCGGCCATTCAGGAAGAAGATACCGCCCCAGGCATTGAAGCCGTTGGCGATGAGCGCGGCATCGTCGCCGAACAGATCGCACCAGCGGAAACTCGACCGCTTCAGCAGGTCGATCTCGGACATCACGAAGTCGCCGAGCGGCGCTGCTTCGCCGCCTTCGGGACGCTCCCAGAGGTGCCCACACAGCGGGCATTCGATAGTGGCGAGCGGCACGATGGCGCCGCAGTCCGGGCAATCCTTGGTGGGCGCCTCGCCGGAGGGCTCGCGACCGTCCAGGTCGACGTCCTGTTCCAGCGATCCGTGCAGCAGAGTCGAGGTGCCGAAGTCGAGCACGATGCAGTCGGTCTTGATGATGCCGGGATGCTCCTCGGGCGAGACCGTGCGCAGACCGCGACCGACCATCTGGATCATGGTCGACTTGTAGGAGCTCGGCCGCAGCAGCACGACGCAGGCCGTCGGCGGATGATCCCAGCCCTCGGTCAGCACCGCGACATTGACGACGACCCGCAGCTCTCCGGCGGCGTAGGCGTCGAGGGTCGTCTTGCGGTCGGTATCGGCCATGTCGCCGTGGATCAGCCCGGCGGAGACACCGGCTGCGTTGAAAGCGGCGGTCACGTTGCGCGCGTGGTCCACGGTCGAGCAGAACACCACCGTCTGGCGCTCGCCCGCCTTTTCCCGCCAGTGGCGGATGACG